GTACAACTTGCTGACGTAGATACAGACAAGAGAATCCTTATGGGTGCTGCTTTGATACCTAACAAGAACATCTATCGTCAAGATAGCGAGGAAGAAGAAGGGTATTACATCTATTTCTCGGAGGCGACAGTCAAAAAGGCTTCTGAATTATTCTTAATCGAGGGAAACCAAAACAAATCTACCTTAGAGCATAAGGCAGAGCTTAGCGGATTGTCAGTAGTTGAATCTTGGATAATAGAAGATGAAGTCCACGACAAATCACGTAAATATGGCTTAGAGATGCCTGTTGGAACGTGGATGGTATCTATGAAAGTAAACAACGAAAGTGTTTGGCAAGACTACGTAAAAACAGGTGCAGTAAAAGGCTTTAGTATCGAAGGCTACTTCTCCGAAGCAGTTAGTTTAAGCTTTTCTGAGGAGGTTGAATTGAAGAGCTTTAGTGATTATCCTGATAGCGTAAAGAACAACGCTAAGAGAGCCTTAAAATGGGCAGAAGAGAATGGTTGGGGTTCTTGTGGAACAGGAGTTGGTAAACAACGTGCCAATCAATTAGCGAATGGAGAACCAATTAGTATGTCAACTATAAAACGTATGTATTCCTACCTAAGCAGACACGCACCTGATTTAGATTCAAGTAAATCTTATGAGGATGGTTGTGGTAAACTTATGTACGATGCTTGGGGTGGTAAGTCAGCTTTGAGTTGGGCAAAAACAAGAATATCAAGAGAGGAGAATATGTCAGACCTAACTGAAGAGGAGGCACAATTTGTATCGTCTAAACTAGAAACTATTATTGCAAATAAGTTGAACGAACTAAAATCCTAACTATGAATCAGAATAAGAACAGAAGAGACAAGAACTTTATACCAAGCGATGCATCTCCAAGAGGAGGGAAAGAGGGATGCCTATGTAAAAACGGCAAAACCTACTCAAGAAAGTGTTGTGATGGCTCTGTCGGAGCTCAAGGTATCGGAAAGATATAGATGAAAATCTAACACTAAAAGAAATCAATATTACTTATTTATAAATCTAATAATAATTATTACTTATGGAAAGCAAAAAAGCAACATCTGTCCTTTCTGACATTATGCAAAAGCTATCCTCTATTGGTAAACCTGAAGAAGTAAAAGAAGAGGTAGTTGAACTATCTGAAGAAGTTACTGAAACAGAGGTTAAACAAGAAGAGGTAGTCTTAGCTGAAGAAGGAGAAGAAGGAGAAGAAATCGTAGAAGAAGTAGTAGAAGAAGTCGTTGAAGAAGAGCTTGACGAAGAGAAGTATGTTTCAAGAGAAGAGTTTGAAAATGCTATCGCTGACATCAAAGCAATGTTCATCGAAGTTTCTAACGGCTACGAAAAAGAGAAATTAGAAATGTCTGCTCAAATCGAGGACTTATCTAAAGCACCTGCATCAGAGCCTTTGTCTCATAGCCCTGAAGCTGAGTTATCAAGTAAAAAACAAGTATTGTTTGCACAAAATAGAAGAATGTCCACTATGGATAAAGTTCTATCTAAAATGAATAGTAAAAAATAAATTAACTTAAACTAAATATTTAAAAATGGCTACAACAACATCAATCACTACTACTTACGCTGGAGAATTTGCAGGAGATTATATCTCAGCAGCTCTTTTGAGTGGAGTAACAATCGACAACGGTGGAATCACTGTTAAACCTAATGTAAAATTCAAAGAAGTAATCAAGAAAATTGCTACTGACGGAATCGTAAAAGACGGAACTTGTGATTTCGCTGACACTTCCACAGTTACTTTGACTGAAAGAATTCTAGAACCTGAAACTTTCCAAGTAAACCTTGAATTGTGTAAGGCTGATTTCAGAAGCGATTGGGATGCTATCCAAATGGGATACTCTGCATTCGATAACCTTCCTGCTTCTTTCGCAGACTTCTTGATTTCTCACGTACAAGCTAAAGTAGCTCAGAAAATCGAGCAAAACATTTGGACTGGAACAAACGCAACAGCAGGAGAGTTTGACGGTTTCTTAAACCTATTCTTAGCTGATGCTGACGTAGTAGATATTACAGCCGAAGCTATAACTTCTGCAAACGTAGTAGCAGAGCTTCAAAAAGTAGTAGATGCTATTCCTACCACTATTTACGGTTCTCCTGATTTGAAACTTTACGTTTCTAACAACGTAGCAAGAGCATACATTTCTTCTTTGGGAGGATTTGGAGCAAGTGGTCTTGGAGCTAACGGTTACGAAGGTAAAGGACACAATCAAGGATTTGCTGACTTGAATTTCGGTGGAATTCCTGTATTCGTTTTGCCAGCTTTCGGTAGCAACAAAGTAGTAGCTGCTGAAACTTCTAACTTATACTTTGGAACAGGTCTTTTGAACGACACTAACGAAGTTAAAGTTTTGGACATGGCGGATTTAGACGGAAGTCAAAATGTTCGTGTAATCGTCCGTTTTACTGCTGGTGTACAATACGGTATCGGTTCTGAAATCGTACTTTACTCATAGTAGAATACTAAAATAATTTAATATAGAAGGGTGGGCTAACTACCTACCCTTTTTTAATAACCTAAAAAAATATAATACTATGGCTTGTACATTTATCGCAGATGGTAGAGCATTAAACTGTAAAGATTCCGTTGGTGGACTTAAAGCAGTTTACTTTGCCGAATTTGACGAAGCAACAGCAATTGGGTGGGTAAAAGATGCCTCACTTGACACTATTGACGACGTTACTGTCGGAGGTACTATTTTCAAATATGACCTTAAAGGAAACTCTACTTTTGAGCAAACTATTACTGCATCAAGAGAAAACGGAACTGTTTTTTACGAACAAGCATTGAACTTGACTTTGCCTAAATTATCAGCAGTTGATAACAAAGCAGTTAAACTTCTTGCTACTTCTAACCCACAAGTAATTGTTGAGGACTACAACGGAAGCCTTTTCTTAGTAGGGAGAGAACACGGAGCTGACGTTTCAGGTGGTACTATCGTAACAGGTGGTGCTATGGGAGACATGAGTGGATATACACTTACTTTTACAGGAATGGAAACTGCTCCTGCTGAGTTTATAACACCTGATAGCACTACTGCTACTTCTCTTGTGTTTACAGGAGGAACTGTAACAATCAATCCAGGTTCTTAATAATTAAGACACCTATAAATTTAAAAGGGGCGACATTATGTTGCCTCTTTTTTATTGCAAACAAACCACTATTTTTATATTACTTAATTGTATGAAAATATTAACTACAACATCAATACAGACAATAAAATTCATTCCAAGAGAGTTAGTTTCATCTGTTACATTAACCTTAACCAATAAGAATACAAGAACTTCATCTACTGTAAGTGTAGGAGTTTCAAATTCAAATGGGTATATGAGTTTAACAGGGTCGTTTTCTTTGATAGAGAATACCAACTACTCTATGGAGGTAACTAAGGCATCAGGAGATGTTATTTATAGAGATACAATATTTTGTACGAATCAAACAGATTTTGACAAGTTCGATGTCCATAAGAACGACTACGTAACGGAAGATACTTTTGACAACGAATTTATAGTATTATAATATATAATTATGGCAAAACACAATATAAACAAGTACAGACAACCTAAGACTGCTAAGAAGCAAGGAAAGGTTCACGTTGTAAACTTCTCATCTTACACAAGACCTGAAGTTGTAGAAGTACAAAACAAGGATTGGATAGAGTATGGAGATGACAATGATTACTTCGGTTACTTGATTGATAGATACAACGGCTCTCCTACTAACAATGCTGCTATTAATGGAATTGCAGATATGATTTATGGCAAGGGATTGGATGCGGTTAATGGAGACAAGAATCCTGAGCAGTATGCCGAGATGAAGTCTTTATTCTCTAAGAAGTGCCTAAAAAGTGTTTGCTACGATTATAAGATGATGGGTAACGCTGCGTTTCAGGTTATCTATTCTAAAGATAGAACTCGTATTGCTCAAGTAGAGCATATTCCTGTTCAGTTATTAAGAGCAGAGAAGGCTGATGAAAAAGGAAACATAAAAGCTTACTACTACTCTAACGACTGGTCAGAAGTTAGTAACTCAAGAAAGAACGTAAAGAGAATACCAGCATTTGGTTTCTCAAAAGAAAATATAGAGATAGTTTATATCAAGCCTTATAAGGCAGGTTACTTCTACTATTCTCCTGTTGATTATCAAGGAGGGATTCAGTACGCTGAGTTAGAGGAAGAGATTGCAAACTACCACATTAACAATATTCAGAATGGTTTAGCTCCAAGTATGCTTATTAACTTCAATAACGGAGTGCCTTCTGATGAAGAGAGAACTGCTATCGAGCAAAGAATATACGACAAGTTCTCAGGGTCAAGTAATGCAGGGCGATTTATATTAGCCTTTAATGATTCTAAAGAGTTGTCGGCAAGTATAGAGCCAGTACAATTAAGCGATGCACACCAACAATACCAATTCCTATCGGATGAGAGTATGAGAAAAGTTATGGTTTCCCATCGAATTGTATCTCCTATGCTTGTAGGAATTAAGGATTCTTCAGGGCTTGGAAACAACGCAGAAGAGCTACAAACGGCATCTGTTCTTATGGACAACACCGTAATCAGACCTTTACAGGTAACTATCTTAGATGAGATTGAGGAGATTCTTCAATTTAATGGCATAGATTTAGACATCTATTTTAAGACGTTACAACCGCT